GTGGTGCGCGGCGTGCCGCCGCAGCTCTACAAGGGCTACGAGCTGTCGCTGGTGGTGCCGATGGAGCGGCTGGTGATGTCGGCCTTCGGGCCGCGCGACGCGCCGCTGATCTTCAAGGACGTGAAGAGCCAGCTCTCGATCGACCCCGAGATCGAGAACGGCATGCTCGCGGACGGCTTCGAGGTCCGGGTCTCGCCCTTCGACGACGACGCCGGACACTTGCCGTCGCATCTCGAGGCGATGAAAGAGGGCGGCGATCCGACCGGCGCCTACCGGGTGCATATCCTGATGCACCAGATGAGCATGGCGCAAAAGGCGCAAGCGGCGGCGCAGCCCCAGGGCCAGCCCGGAATGCCGGGCGGCGCCGGGCCCGGCACGCCGGGGCAGAGCCCGCCGGGGGCGCAGCCTCAAGGCCCCCAGGTCAACCGCGGCCCGCCCGGCATGATCCGGCCCGACGCCATGCCGGCCGCCGGCGCCGTGGGCATGCCGCGCCGGACCTGATCGGGCAACCACACATATATATATGTAGCGCGCGCGGCTTCCCGGCCCGCCGCTTGTGGTTAGCCCTTGACTTCTCCACAAATTCCTGTGTGAAATTCCACCCCATCGAGCTGGCCCCTCGTCACCGGGGCCGACCCCCGCGAGCTCGCCGCCCGTAATGCGGCTGGAGGAGAGATGGCCGACGATCCCGAGGTCGAAGACCTTTCGACCGAGACCCCTGGCGATGACGACGAGATCGAGGCCCCGGCCGAAGGCGATGCGCCGGAAGCCGAGGAGGACACCGATCCCGACGCCGAGCCGGCTTCGGACGAAGACGCCGACCCCGAGCCGCGACGACCATCCCGCAGCGAGAACGTTCGCCGCCGCGCGCAAGAGGCCGAGCTTCGGGCCGCGCGGCTCGAGGGCGAGCTCGAAGCGATGCGCCGGACCGGCACCCACCAGCCCGACCGCGCCGCCCAAGAGCAAGCCGAACGCGACCGCCTCGCGCTGATGACGCCCGACGAGCGGGCGGCGTATCTGATCGATCGCAACGAGCGCCAGACGACGGACCGGATCGCTCAGGCGGAGCGGCGCGTCGCGGCCCGGATGGATCGCTCGGAGTTCCGCGCGCTCATGGCGGAGAAGCCAAACCTCAGCCGCTACGAGGCCGAGGTCGAGCGCCGCTTCGAAGAGACCTTCAAGGGCGGCGGCTTTGTCGAGCGCTCCACGATCCTCAGATGGGCGATCGGAGACGCGATGATGAAGCAAGCCCCCAAGGCCGCCGACAAGCAGCGCCGCCAGGCGGATGCGCGCCGGCAGCGCGAGACGACCCGAGCCGGCGCCGGACGCAGCGATGTCCCGGCGCAGCGCGGCAAGAAAGGCAAGTCCGCCGCCGACCGGCTGACGGATGTGACATTCTGAGGAGGCGGCTTCGCTCTCCTCGCTGAGGAGGGTGAAGATGAATATGTTCGGCCTCGACCGGCGCATCGACGAGTTCGGCGGCTACCACTCGCCCAACATCGCCTACGTCACCAATGCTTCCGGCCAGTTCACGGCCGACATCGAGAACTTCATCCAGGACGAGGTGCTGCCATTGGCGCAGCGCCAGCTCGTCGGCTTCCAGCTCGGCGACCCGCTCACCCTCCCCAAAGGCCGCGGCGTCACTTACACCGGCACCCGCTTCAACCGCATTTCGCTTCCCCAGGCGCCGCTCTCCGAAGGCGTGCCACCCTTGGGCCAGTCGCTCACCATCTCGCAGGTCACCGCGACCGCGCAGCAATGGGGCGACCTCATCCGCCTCACCGACGTGGCGGAATTGACGGTTAAACATCCGGTGATGAAGCAAGCCAACTTCGTGCTCGGGCTGCAGATCGGCGAGACCCTCGACCGCAACACCTGGAACTCGCTGCTCGCCGGCACCCAGGTCAACTTCCCCAACAGCAAAGGCTCGCGCGCGGCGCTGGTCGCCGCCGACGTGCTCGACCCGCACACCATCAACCGCACCGTCGCCGCACTCTCCAACATCGGCGCGCCGATGTTCGACGGGCAGACCCTGACCGACGAGAAGATCGACGCGCATAGCGAGGCGCTGCGCAAGCTCGCCAACTACGCCTCGCCGCATTACGTGCTGGTCGGCAACGACTTCGTGCTCGCCGACTTCGCCGAGAACAACACCGTCGTGCTCGCCTGGTCCTACAGCGACATCAACAAGCTCTACAATTACGAATACGGCTCGTGGCGCGGCACCCGCATGTGCCATTCCAACATGCTGCCGAGCTGGGTCGGGGTCTCGGCCCTCAACGGCTCCGCCGGCGGCGGCGGCACCGGCACGCTCGGCGCCGGAACGTATTATATCCAGGCCACGGCCTCGGACGGGCAGAACCAGTACGAGAGCCGCGTCTATGCGGTGTCGGCGGCGATCACCACCGTCCCGGCCACCGGCTCGGTCAACGTCACGCTGCCCGCGCTCAGCGGCTACACCTTCAGCGTCTATATCGGCACCACCGCCTCGCCCGCCAATCTCGGCCTCAGCGCCGCGGGGCCGACGGTCGGCCCGATGTCCGGGCAAGCCACCCAGCTCGCCCCGAACCAGACCGTCGTCATCACCGGCATCGGCCAGGCCCAGGTGCCGCCCGCCGCGCCCGCCAGCGGCGTCACCGTTTACCCCACCTTCATCATCGGGCGCGGCGCTTACGGCCAGGTCTCGCTCGACGAAGTCAAGATTAGCTGGCTCGACAAGCCCGATAAATCCGATCCGCTCAATCAAGTAAGAGTAGTCGGTTGGAAGGTCATGTACGGCACACTTTTGGAAAATAATCTGTTCTTTGCTCGCATAGAGAGTTCTTCTGCTTTCTCTGCTGCCTTCGGATGATACTTGCGAATACTAGGAGAGATATTCGATGGCAACAGTCACTCTCGGCACGAACGGCACCGGCACGCTCGCGGCGGTCAGCTTCCAGCGGTCGCTGTCGGATGCGGACATCGCCACGATCCAGCAGGCCATCCTCGATGACAAGGTGCTCGCCGCTGGCAGCACCCGGGCCTGGCCCGGCGCCTTCGCCCGCACCGGCCTGCTCTACATCCCGAACCGCGGCGTGCTGCAAGTGCTCCCCGGCGATTACGTCGCCACCGACAGCAGCGGCTGGCCGATCCTGATCTCGCGCCAGGCGATCGCCGCCGGCGGCACGTCCTGGACCCACACCTGAAAGAGGAAAGCCTCATGGCAGCAAAACCGCCACCCGAGCCGCCCGCAATCCCCGCCGCCGAGCCGCCGGTCGAGGACATGCCCCTCGGCGCCGAGGAGACGCCGCTTCCTGCGCCCGAGCCCACCGTCGAGCCCGACGCGGCCGAGACCGCCGGCGTGCCGACGCTCAGCGCCAAGGAGATCGAGGAGCTCCGCTACCGAGCCCGCAAGGATGCCGAGCGCGAGTTCAAGACCAAGCTGAAAGACAAGGTGCTTGCCGCGGAGAAGAAGAAGGCCCGCGAGCAGCTCTCGATGGCCGACAACGAGCACCTGAACGGCGTGCTGTCGGACATGGTGCGCATCACCATCGATATCCCCGAATTCTCCAACGTGCCGTGGATCCAGTTCAATCAGCCGAACGGCCAGTGCTACATCCACGGCCAGACCTATGTCGAGAAGCGCCATGTCGGCAACCAACTGCGCGAAACCATGCAGTGGATGCGCCGGCACCAGAACGAGATCGACGGCAAGAAGCGCAACCGCCAACTGCCGGATGGCCGCTTCGTCGATGTCGTCACCGGACGGGTCAGCGACGGCCGCACCGTCTCAGCTGCAGGGGAAGCATAAATGCCCGACCCCAACGAGAAGATCGCCCATCTGCCGCAGCAGCAACGTGACGACAAGGTGTTCAACGTCGAGTGGACGGTGAACATCGGCAAGGACCGCCAGGCGCGCATCCTCACCGACTTCCCGCAAAGCGGCGATCCCAAGCTCTTCCATGACCGCCTCGACCAGATCGACGCCGCGCTCACCCGCCAGAAGGCGCGGCACGAGATCGTCGAGCTCGAAGAGCTGATCGTGCAGGCCGAGGAGCAGGCCGCGACCTTCCAGGCCGACCACGACGAGGCCGAGCGCGACCACCAGCGCAAGATTATCCCCCTCGACGCCAAGCTCGAGGAGGCGCGGCGCCTGGCCGCCGTCACCGACCAGGAAGCGCGCCAGGAGCATGCGCGCAGCGACAAGCGCGGCGCGTACAAGCCGGGCAACATCACCAAGCAGCGCCTCGACCGGATGGAGAAGACCGCCGCCGAGGTCCAGGCCGATAAGGACAAGCTCGAGGCCGAGCGCACGGTCGCGCTCAACAACCTCCAGGTCAATCTGCGCCGCCAGCAGAAGCTGATCGCGCGCTTGCGCAAGCAGGTCGAGCAGAAGCGGGCCATCACGGAGGAGCGGGCGTGAATGTCGCTCACCAGCGCGCAGATCGTCACGCTCGCGTGCCAGACGGCGCGGGTGCCGGGCTACACCGCGCAGGCCGGGCAACTGCTTAACTCGATCCTCTCGGACCTGTGCCAGACCTACGATTTCGACGTTGCCAAGAAGACTTTCAACTTCAACTTCCTCACCTCGCAGGTGGTGAACCCGGCCTACCCGAACATCCAGGCCGGCGGTGGTCCCTACCCGCTGCCGGACGATTTCCTGCGCTGCAAGAAAGACGACGTGATGTGGTTCTTGCAGAAGGTGCCGTATCCGATGATCCCGGTCGATCTCTCGGAATACGACTGGTACGTGCAGCAGGCCGGCAACCAGGCCTACCCCTATATCTTCGCCACCGATATGAGCCAGACGCCGCCGGTCGCGGTGGTGTGGCCGGGCGCGTCCGGCGCCTATCCCTGCATGGTGCGCTACTGCGCGCAGATGCCCGACATCGACACGCCCGAGACCAGCGCCACCGCGCCGTGGTTCCCGAACACGCGCTACCTCGTCAAGCAGCTCTCCTCGATCCTGATGGATCTCAACGACGACGATCGCGCCGCCGGCTTCTACGCCCAGGCCGAGGAGGTGCTGCGCAGCTATCTCCAGATGAAGGACGACAACGCCAACCGCAGCAAGCGCGTGACACTCGACCGCCGCCGCTTCAGCCGGAATTTTTCCTCGCTGCCAAACACAAAAACCGTGGGCTTTTGAAATGCCGGCAAAATCTGAATATTGGCGTGATCCAGAAAAGCATCGCGCTTCCACGCGTGCCTACAAGGCGACTCATCCGGAATGGGCGCGTAAAAGCAATCGGGAATGGGTGGCGAAGGATCGCGCCACCAATCCTGAAAAGCACGCGTCGATAAGGCACTTCTACCGTGCGCGAAATCCCGCAAGGTATCTCTTGAACCACGCGCGCAACCGCGCCAAAAAACTTGGCGTTCCGTTCGCTCTGACAGAGCAGGACATCGTCATTCCCGAATTTTGCCCCGTGCTCGGCCTCCGGTTTGAATGGGGCGTCGGCAAGCGCGCGTCCCAGAACCGCACTTCCCCATCTCTCGATCGTATCGTTCCAGAACTCGGCTATGTGCGAGGCAATGTTCGCATCATTTCAAATCGTGCGAACCACATCAAAAACAACGGAACGGGCAGCGAGCTTACTGCAATCGCGCGCTACGTGAGGATCGAGGAAGGCCATCTTGCCGCCGTCCGCTTGCTCGATCTGGCGGGCCGCCTAGAGCCGACCGGCTGGTAACATGCAGCGCAACTCGAGCGTCATCCGGATCGGGCCGCGCGGTCTGTCCGACACGAAGGATGGGACGTTCGGGTTTGCCGGCGCCATGTCGGTGTTGCAGAACTTGATCCCGTCGCCGGGCGATCGCGGCATCGTCGTGCCGCGCCCGGCCGCGACGCTCATCGTCGAGGACTTCTCTCCGGTCACCGCCGGCGCGGCGCAGATCAGCGCGCTGCTCGTGGTCGGCCATTTCATCTACGGGATGATCGCGGCCATATCCGGCCCTTATGCCGGCAAGGATGTGCCGTTCTGCTGGAACCTCACCACCAGCGCTTTCGTCCCTGTCAGCATCCCCGGCGGCGCCGCGTCGCTGCCGCTGTCGCCCTCGGTCTTCGGCGACTGGACCCCGCCGATCATGAAGCAAGTCGCCACGAGGGTGATCCTCACTCATCCCGGCTTCACGGGCGGCGCGACGCCGTTCTTCGGCTGGATCGATGTCTCCGGCTTCAGCGATACGACGCATACCGGCATCACGCATGCAACGGCGCTGATCGACGGGCTCTCGGCCAATGTGCTGCAAGCCGGCTGGCAGAACGGCATGACGATCGCTGGCGCCGGCATCCCGGCCAATACGACGATCAAGACGATCGCCGCCGACGGGATGAGCCTCACCCTGTCGCAAGCGGCGACGGCCTCGGCGACCGGCGTCGCGCTGACGATCGCGGGCGGCACCATGGCGGCGCCGGTCTGGGATAGCGGCAACACCAACGGCTTCCCGCTCACCGCCGTGCCGGTCTCGGTCGCGCAATTCAATGGCCGCGCCTATTACGCGGTGAAGAACGGGGTGCAGTTCTCGGATGCCGCCCTGCCGTGCCAGATCACCAATGCCACCCAGGCGCTGCTGTTCCAGAACGGCCTCAAGGTCACGGCGCTCGCCGGCCTGCCGCTCTACCAGTCAAGCAGCGGCATCCTGCAGGCGCTGATCGCCTTCCAAGGCGATTCCAACATGTATCAGATCACCGGCGACCCGGCGACCAACAACCTCGCGGCCAACGGGCTCGGCATCGGCGTCGGCACCAATGCGCCGCTCACCATCTGCCAGACGCCCGACGGCATGGCCTTCATCGCGCCCGACGGCCTGCGCGTCATCAACTTCATCGGCCAGGTCAACCCGCCGCTCGGCGCGCATGGCGAGGGCGTGCTGGTCCCGTTTCAAAGCGCGATCAACCCGACCCGCATGTGCGCCGCTTACAATCAGAACGTGATGCGGATCTCGGTGCAGAACGGGGCCATCAGCTCGGCGCCGTATCAGGAATACTGGTATCACTGGTCCGAGAAGGTGTTCTCGGGCCCGCACACGTTTCCGGCGGCGCAGATCCAGCCGCTGCAAGAGCCGTCGGGCGCGTCCTCCGGACATGGCTTCGTGGTCGTGCAGGCGACCCAGCCCGCCGCTCCCGAGCTCTGGGGTCAGGCTATCTGGGGTCAGGCGCTGTGGAGCGGGGCGTCCACTCATGCCGGGCTTTCCTCGAGCGAAGTGACGCCGCTGCTGAGCTCGACCTACACCGAGAACGCCGCGGTGCTGGCGTGCCAGTTGAAGACCGTGCTGCTTCCGGCCAACGAGGAACTCACCCTCAACAACCTCGGCGAGACCGCGGTGAGCATGGCGCTGCCGCCGCAGCTCAAAGCCCTGGTCACCATGAACGATCAGAATAATGCGCGCCTCGTCGGGGCGGTCGTGCTCGAAGGCGACGGCGATCCTGCCACGCAATGGGGAGCGGCAACCTGGGACGCATTCCAGTGGGCCGCGCAAGTGTCGGTCTTCCGCCAGCGCGCGCTGCCCTGGTCGCAGCCGATCGTCTTCACGCAATGCACGCTGGGCATCTCGGTCAGCGCGGTGCCGGGGCTGGCGATCGGCGGCATCTACATGCGCCGCCAGAAGCTGCGCGCGCCGCTCTACGGCGCCCCGATCCTGATCCCGCCTCCGATAACCGGCGCCGTCGTCACGCAAGGATGATCGAGCATGGTCGAAGTCTGCCCGCCTTATCCCTACACGCTGACAAACGGCACCACCGCCGACGCCACCCAGGTGATGGCGGATCTCAACACGGTGCGAAACGCCGTGAACACCAATCTCGCGCAGTCCGGCGCGAACAGCGATATCACCTCGCTCTCGGGATTGACGACGCCGCTCTCGGTGGCGCAGGGAGGAACAGGCTCGACAACGGCAACTGGCTCATTGACCGCGCTCGGCGCGGTGGCGAAGGCCGGCGACACGATGACCGGCGCGCTGACGATCAATGCCGGGCTTACGGTCAACGGGGCGCTGACTGCGGGCGCCGGCGGCACCTTGACCTCGATGGCCATCAACAGCGCGACCCTGACCTCCGCCACCATCAATTCCTCGAACATCAATGCCAGCGGACTTACGAGCTGCACCTCGGTGTCGTCGGCCTTCAATACCGGCAGCCTCGCTTCCTGCACCATCAACAGCTCAACACTGAACTCCTGCGGCATCAATAACGGCGATGTTAATTCAGCCGGGATTCACGGCTGCAACATCGACACTTCTATTTTGACTTCCTGCGATCTTCGCGGTAGCGCCATGTCGGGAAGCTGGGGAGGAAACCCAACCTTCACAGGCAATCCGTCGTTTACGGGAAGCCCCACGTTTACCGGCCCCAGTATTTTAATCACGCGGCTCTTCTGTGGTGCACCCACGTCATCGACAGGACCGTCGCCGCTCGGCGTCGATTTCGCCGGGACCACCGCAGACGGCATCATCCTCAACGACAACTCGTTTTCCGG